TTTTTTATTATTAAAATCTCTCTCAGGCTAAGAATGCCCTCACGAAGAGGGAAACTTAAATCTTGCCGAACAGTCGAGAAATTAAATATAAACCACTTTACCCAGGATAAGCGGGTTACCACCATTCATAATCTGAAAGATGCATTTGCCACGGCCCTATTGTAGGAGGGTAGTGGTACTCACGTTTCATCACAAGTAGACTTAGCAGTTCTTCACGAGATGGAAAATTTGAATGCTCAATTCTATAATTGATCTTTCGTAAGTATTTACAATCTTCTTCCAGCCATCGGGGCATGTTGGCAGTAAGATAGTTAGCCCAACAATACGAGCGGATATTTCATAGGTTTCATCATAGACAAATTTAAGATAGTAGTAGGCCATTGGATCAACACCAAGAGTGTCATAAGCTAACCCAATCAATCGAGACAGATTGATATAGACAGGCGCACCACGATCACGAGGAACACCCGCACGCCACTGATACTGAGGAAAAGGGCGCCAAGGTACTACAGCACACACTTTAGGATTATGCATTTGAAGATTAAATTGATCAGCACGAATTAAATGACGTTTTAAATACGATGGACCTGTATAAACATGATTAGTAACTTCATTATTACGAACAGTAAAATAAGACAACACAGATGTAAACTCTTCACAATTCTTCATTTGGATCGAATGAGAACTAGATAAATAATTCGCAAAACCGTGTACATTTATGAAATCCCTCAAAAGTTTCGGATAAATTTTGAGAAAATCATCACCATAAACCCACATTCCTATGATTCGATCAACAAGATATTTCCAAATTTTCCTACGAGTAACAACATCAACCTGAGACATAACATTAAAGATATAGGACAACCAGTAAACAACGCCAACAATCCAAGAATCACCATGAGAAGTCTCAAGAGAACCAGAAGGCATTACACCAATTAATAAAACAAAATCACGGATCCACCGAACTGTTTTACCCGCCAGTTGCTCTGCACATCCTTCCAAAATATACTGAAACATCCTATAACTTGGGTCCGAATCATTACGCTGAATCCAAATCTGTGCAAACATTAAATACAACATTAAGGGAATAGCAGTTATTGATGTGTCCAGAGATTTTATGTCCCCTGCACCTACAAGCATTTCACCAGCACTAACCCACTTGTAAGTACAACAAACATTAATATCGGAATCACCAGGCAATGAAATTCTCTCATAAACATCAAATTTGTCACCATGTAACTGATTAAATAATAGCTCAGATCCTCCTTTTGTCCACGTCATCCCAATTGATATCATTAAGTTTTTATGTCGAGCATCCATCTTTGTCAAGGCAGTACGGCAATCAGGAAAATAAGTTCTCTCTCCTTTAATTCTA